CGTGGAACCATCTTAGGGATGCAGTACGCACTTACATTCTTTTGCATTCGATACCTCTTTATATTCTCCGAATTGCCTCGTCCTTCTTCAATAGCAATGGCAAACTCATTACATCTGTAAATGCTTTCAAACAACATTCTGTTATCAGAAACAGTTTCTCCGCTGACTATTACCACTAATAAGAAGGCTATAATCATTCAACGGGGCTGTTCTCCAATACCCACACTACTGCCCAAACACATCCCATAAAAAACACCCATGCGAATGCGATTGTGCCACCAAGTTGTATGTATCCTTTAATTTCTTTCCTTCTTCTTCTAATCCTTGCAACTTCTTTTTCATGTGCTATACGAGACTCTTGCATCCTAGCTTTAACACTATTATAAAGATCTCCTTGGCCTTGAATCAGGCATATGTCTTTGAATTGCCTGTCAAAATTTTCTAACTGCCTTTTAGCGCTTTCCATAGCAAGAGCTTCTTTATAGGACATCTTGCCAGCTTTGGCTCTTTCTACATCGTTATATTTTTCGGTTGCCTCTCCCCATTTACCAACCAGCCCTTGTAAACTTTTACCATGCCCCGCTGTCTCCTTGAGGGTAGCTAATCCTTCGTTCAGAGCCTTCAGGGCCGACAGAACTGCTGCGACTTCTAACATGGGTCTTCACAGGTACCGCGCTAAAAACACTGACGCTAAAATAAACGGGTAAACTCCAACCGTCACCATAAACAAACTATTCATTCGAGCCTCCATGCGATCCATTCTCGCACTGCCTCGCTCAAGGCGATCTTCTATTGCCTTAAAACGTAACGCACACTCTTTTTCATGGGACGATAAATCACTCATTTACGTTAAAAAACTTCTATTATTTGAACAATAACTAAACCACCGCCGCCAACACCGCTAGTCGTATTTTGACTGTAATTAGCAGCGCCTCCACCTCCGCCGCCCCCTAAAGCCCCAACACCCCCTGATGTAACGATTGCCCCTGTTGCGTTTGCGCGGCCTCCGCCGCCTGCAAAAAGAGTTGCGGTTGCTATTTCATAGCTAGTATCTGAGCGATTATTCCCGCCAGTAGCACCACCTGCGTATGGAGTGCTGGCACCATTAGCAGTTACGCCTGAACCAGCAGCATCAAGAATAGAAGGAGTGCCTGTAGACATATCTGATCCGTTCATGCCCGCACCGCCAGTAGACGAGTCATTAGCAGAAGCACCCCAAGCGCCACCGCCACCTGTAGACACGCTGTGAGCAGTAGCATTTCCGCTTGCGCCACCTATTCCTGCACCCCCGGTTGCTGACATTCTATTGCTCCCTCCACCATTGGTTACAGCTACTGTGCCAGAAGAATACGCTATACCTTTTATTGCAGGAGCGCCTCCCCCGCTTGCCCCTGCCAATGGGACAGGAGGAGAGGACTCGCCTGTTGTGACAGTACCAGACCCGCCACCCGTTTCATTGGCTATATTGCCTCCAGTAGCACTGCCTCCTGAAGCGCCACTAGCCACCGCTACGTCAGAAGCATTTCTAGTTGCTGCACCTGCCCCGCCTCCGCTGGCTGTCATTGTGGTAATGCCTGTACCAGAAAAAACAGAATTATTTCCAGCGTTGCCAGCCGTAGCACCAACATCAGTTTGTGCAACAGCAGCGCCTCCAGCGCCAACAGTAACGGTGTATGAGACTGAATCACTTAAAGTTAACAAGCTTGTAACAGTGCCTCCAGCCCCTCCACCACTAGCTGCTGTGCAGCCAGAACCTTTAGCCGCTCCACCACTAGCCCCTGCACCTATGACAGTGACAATAGCTTTGCAACCAAAAGGAGGAGTCCAAGAAACAGAATCCGCAAAAACAATCTGTCTAATAAAGCCTTGTCCACCTGCACCTAAAACCGCCATAATTTGCTCCTATAAACTGTGCCAGCCAACCGTATCATTCGCGTAAACTAATTGGACAGAATCACCAGAATTTAATGTCCCATCTTCAGCGACAGAATCTATTTTTTGACTGCCGTTCCTAGCTACAGTGACTGTTCCTGCCCCTGCATTTGAAATTGTTACCGTAGAACCTTCAGAACCAGAAGGAAGTGTATGGGTTAACGCACCAGAAGCATAGGATACATACTGTCCCCCAGCCACTAAAGTAGTACCTGTAGTTATAGTATCCCACGCAGCATATACATTAGAAGGTATTGTAGCCCAATCTAATACCCCAGACCCATTTGTCTGTAAGTACTGATCCGCATCTCCGTCATCTGCTGGGAGCGTCAACGTATAATTGCTTGCTATTGTTGCTGGGGCTTGTATAGCTACATACTCACCGCCGCTGCTGTCTTGCAACCGCAAATCACCTTGAGCAGTAATATCTACCTGAGTAAAAGAAGCGGCGGCTCCGGGCGTGTTTATCGACGTAAAACTTAAAACACCAGAACCATTTGTTTTTAACACCTGCCCTGAACTACCATCGGCTGAAGGTAAGGTAAATGTAAGATTAGATCCAACAGTGGCTGGAGCCTGTAAAGCTACATATTCGCCCCCAGAACTATCTTCTAATCTTAGATCACCTTGAGCAGTAATGTTCAACTGCGTCAGTGAAGCACTAGTTCCAGTCTTTACTAAGTCTTCTATCACGGCTAAAGCATCAACTACAGCAGCCCCACCACCAGCACCATCAAGATAAACTATTTTGGTTTTACCCGTAGCAATAGTGACTGTGGAACCTGAACCTTGCTTAATAGTTATTGATTGAGAACCCGTGGTAGCATTTTCAATCCACATAACCCTAGACATTTCTGGAGGAGCTATAGTTAATTCTCTAGTTGCACTTAATGATACACTGCTAGTTACTTTAAAATACATTGCTCTAGCAGGGTCAGCACCACCATCTGCAACAGTTGCTGTAGTAGTATCGTTAGCATCTGAAGGAAAACAAGCTAGAGTTCCATACCCTAACGCTTCGCCAATTAACTCAAGGTTAGTATTCGTACTAGTACCCCAAGTTCCAGATTCATCACCAGTAGTTATTTCTTTAAGGCGAAGATTATTTACATACGTTGCCATTTATTTACTCCTAAATTAGCTTGGGGGTGTGGGCCAATCGTTATCGCCATCAATGTCTGGCCCCGGAGACTTGAGATCAGGCCAGTTAGAATGACTAGGTAAGTCTCGTAACGCCTGACGGTAGGTTTTCCAGTTGTCAGCCAAAGCCACACCCGTTTCTGCTGCTTTTATGACCATCCAGTCAGTCTCAGCCAGTCGCCTATCTCTTTCTGCTCTTTGAAATGCAGCAAGATTTGCATTCTGAGAATTTTTGTAAGTTGTTTTTTCTTCATCTGTTAAGTTAACCAGCCTAACCGTATACACCACACCATCGCTAATGTAAGCGTCTACACGCTCTTGTTTTTGTGTAGCTGGGTCAAAAGGTAAGCCAACAGTGACAGACATCACATTGTTGTTTTTATACCAATCTGAACTTGGCCCATTTGCTGGAAAGCTGACGTTAGGAAATAAGGCTTTAAGTTCTCCAACTTCTTCTATTTCATTGTCAGCATTAATTTTTGCCACTTGCATAATGCATCCTATTTGTCAAAAAACGGTTCTGTAGGCGGGGTAAAATTGCTGGTGTATCGAGCAAAACGACTGATTCTTAGCTCATCAATGTAACCATCCCACCCGTGGCTAACTGCCGTCATGCTGCTGTACTCGCCGCCAACGATAAATACGCCGTTTGTGGCGGCAAAAGTATCAGTTGTCGTGTTTGTGGTGCTGCTTGCAGTGCCATTTAAATACAACTTTATGACGTTCGATGTGTCTCGAACTAAAGCGACATGGTGCCAAGCACTCGTTGTGAACTCACCACTAGTAAAAGCGTTTCGATAGCCGCCATCCCACCATCGCAACGTACTACCGTTTATGCCGACTTCAAGCTCATATTGACCCACGCACCACATGTAGGCGTTGGTTGTGTCATCAGCCCATGCCCAACATTCAATCGTGAACGGGCCAACAATGTCCTCTGTGTCCTTTACATGAATAAAATCACCAGTGCCATCTAATGCCAGAGAAGCTGTTCCAAATTTCTTTTGGGCGGTGCTTAATTGAGCATTACCGAAGACTTCTACATCGTGATTCGCTGAGCTATCAAATATTGACGCTTTCTCAAAGTGCATCAAAAGGTCGGTGTAAGAAACGGAAGTAGACAGTGAAGTTGGCACAGTAACAGATGACCCTGTGTACAGCGCGGCACCATCTACGAGCCGTAGATCAGAGAGATATCCTGTGTAATAGTAAGTGGCGATATCGTTATAAAACCTACCAATCTCTAGCGCATTAGCTCCGACGCTAGTAATGTTTGTCGTCTCTAAATTTTTAACACCGTTCAAATATCCGTACAGTTTTGAACTGTCTTTACTAATTGCAAAATGATTCCAACTGTAGAGTTTTGGAGCGCCTATTGTGCTTTGATAAAAACTCCCGCCCGTGCTTTGAAAAATATCTAAATTGCCGCTATGCATTGCCAGCGTATAATTCATATTAGAAAGATAAGTGCTGCTGCTGGACGTTCCCAAAATACCTGAATAACTACCGTTAGCCTGCGGATAAATCCAACCGCTGATACTGAATTGGCCTGTCATCGCAATAGCGGCGTTACTCGATATTACGTCATCGCCACTAAAAAATGCTGAACCGCCAGCCGTTGTAACGTCATAAGCTTCTGGCGGCGCAAACGGTGAAAAAGCTCGAACTGATGGCGGCATCGTCGTAGCCCCTTGGGGCGTTAAATCCTCATCCGCCGTTGATTTGTCTACGAATTGATAATTGTTTGCGGTCAAAAGAATCGTTCCGCTAATTGCTGTTAACGGTGTTGTTGGCGGTGTGAAATTTGAAGTATAAACCGCCGTGCCTTTTACAACCCTAAAATTGCTTATATACCCGCCAAATAAAAAAGAACTACTGTAGTAGCCGCCCAAGGTAAAACTAACGTCAGTATAGTTTGTTGTCGATGCTTGGGTTGTTACCGCTGTGCCATCGGTATAAATGGTAATAGTTCCGCTTGATCGAACATACGCTACATGAAACCAAACGCCTTGACCCGGTATGCCAGAACTAGAAACTGCTCTCCCAGCAAGCGCACCTGAAGTACCGTAATACAAGTAATATTCATCGTTATAAATTCCCAACCCTAACGCGCCACTTTTATTATCTAGCGGAGATGCCGTGTACTGGAACAATCCACCATTGTTGGTGTCAGTACGCATTGCCCAAAATTCGATTGTAAAGTCGCCATTTCCGACGGCGGTCATGTTGTTGGTGTTGGACAAATATCCAGCAGTGTTACCGGGAAACAAAACTGACCAGTATCCATCTGGAATGCTAAATGGGTTAAATGATCCTTGAGCCGCGCCGTAGTTTGTGAACGTAGGACTGACAGATCCGGCAGTTGCAGCAAAACCGTTCACGCCCCCGTTTGTGCCGTCGAAATGATACAGCCCCGTGACTGTAGCAAAATCATCGTCTTTTTCTTCTGCTACAGCACCAGAACCCATTATAATTTTGGTAGCAGCAAGACTCATTACAGCATGTCCTGTCCAGCGGTAAATCCGTAGTAGTTGGTTCCACCATCCAAAGTAAAAAATACAAACACATCAATATCAGCAGCACCTGTCGATAATGTAGGGGCTGTGTTTCCTGCCCATCGTACTGTGACGCTGTTAGTGTTATCAGGCCACGCGATAGTTCTGCTACCTGTACCGTCCTGAACAACTTTTATAATAAAAGATGACACGTTGCCTGAACCAGCATGATTTGACCAATTAAAAGTATCAATGTCTGACCCTAAAGTAAGTTCAAAAACAGAGCCATCTCTTATATCTAATGCAGCCGTTGTTGATGAGATAGTAGCTGTAACAGCTTTCTCTGTAATTGCTGCTTCAAACTTAGGGACACCATTTGCATCAGTAGTGACTACCTTTGATGCTTCTGTCGTTCCTAGTGTAGAAATATCTAAGTAGTTAAGTTCTGCTGCTGTTGCAGTAACATTAGTTCCGCCAATATCAAGGGTAGTCATACTAACTTCCCCTGCTACAGTTAAAACACCATCTGCTACCGTTAATAAATCTGTGTCGTCAGTGTGCCCTATTGTTGTGCCATTGATAATGACATTATCAACAGTCAGAGTTGTTAGTGTGCCTAAAGAAGTAATGTTGGACTGCGCTGCTCCTGTTACTGTGGCAGCAGTTCCTGAAACATTACCTGTTACATCTCCTGTTAATGGCCCTGCAAAAGCATCTGCTGTTACTGTGCCATCAAAGAAAGCATCTTTGAATTCATTGTCAGACTTACCAAGATCAATAATATTATCTGAGCCGGGATACAACGCACCATCTTCAAGGATTAACTGCTTTTCATTCCCAGCATAGAAGTTAATCTTGTCAGCGTCTTCAAAATCAATCTTAGTTTCGTCGTCCTCACCGATTTTAATATCGGTAGCAAGCAACGAGGTAATGCCCGTCTGTGCCGCATCTACGTTTAACGTGTTAGTGCTAAGAGTAACCCCTGTACCCGCCGAAAAGGATGTAGCTGACATGGGTATATTAGACAGAGTGTTATTAGACGCATTGATTGTTTTGTTAGTCAGCGTCTGCGTGGCACTATCTCCAACCAAGTTACTTGTTGTTACTGGCAAAGTAAGCGTGACATTTCCGCTGTAAGCAGAATGTGCTGGAGACTTTATTTCAGCGTAGTGAGCATTAGAAGATTCGCAATATAGTTTTATGGTAGAAGGTGCGCCACCTCCATTTTTAACTGCTATATCGCCTTGTGTAATAATTACGCCATCAGTCGCTGTTCCAATAGTAAAACCGCCACCAACAGAAAGATCAACAAAAGCATCAAGCACTGCCGCACCAGAACCAGCACCATCTAGGTAAACAGCCTTTACTCCGCCATTAGCAATAGTGACGTTTGCGCCACTACCTTGGCTGATAATGATAGATTGGCTACCGCTTGTAGCATTTTCAATAATCTGGAAGCGTTTTATGGTATTCGGGCCAATAGTGATGGTGCAAGCTGAGTCAAGCGTACCTGTATACTTCAGATACATTGCCCTTGCTTGATCGGTTGATCCATCTGCTATTTCTGAACTATGTGTATCCGCATTAGTTGTAATAGCTTCAGTACCATAGCCTAATGCTTCGCCAATTAACTCAAGGCTAGTATTAGTAGTATTGCCCCAGTTTGAATCACCGTCTGCTGGCTCTGCTACTCTTAAATTATTTACATATGTTGCTGCCATAATTTATGCCGCTATGTCTGTCCAATTTGGTGTTTGTGATGTACTAATTGCAGCCCAATTTGGTGTTTGTGATGTACTAATTGCAGCCCAATTTGGTGTTTGGCTAGTATCGACAATACTCCAAACAGATACATCCCCAACAGATCCTGTACTAACTGTTCCGGTAACTCCTATGGAAATACCACCACCAGCCGTTTCAGTAGTGTTACCAGCGGTTGCATCAGCTTGTACCCCAGTTACATTAACACTAGTAACGCCATTAACAACTACACTACCTACAGACCCAGAAAGACCAGTAAAAGCTACATTTTGACTGTATCCTCCAGAGTTATAAGTCTGGGTTACACTGTTGTAACCCTCAAAAAAGACCGTTACATCAGTCATTATGCGATCCTGATAATTGCGCTACTAGCATCTGCGGTAGGGAAAGTAATTGTAAAATCCCCGGAAGAAGAGGATTTATCAGAACCAAAATCAAGAACTAACACGGCTTTATCAGAAACAGAATCGTTGTAAATCAACGCGCCTCTAGCTGTAATTGTGGAACTAGAAAACGTCAGATCAGCAAAGTCAGTTAACGCCGTAGTACTAGATGTTGTAGGAGTTACGTTAGTCAATGCTGCTCCACCAGCGGTGTAACCCGTTCCTGACACTTCATTACTAGTACTATAAGCCGTAGTTCCCGCTCCTAAAGAAGCACTACTCGTAAATAAAGCCAGCTTAAATGTGTTACCACTACTGTTAGTAAAATTATGTGTTCCTGTCAGTAATTCTTGCTTGAAAGATGTACACATTGCTTGAGTGATAGCCATTACAATTTCCTCAATATTTCTGCCATGTCACAGTGACTCTGGCTTAATAATTCATTACAGAGAGTAGTCCTATCGCTTTTTATAGCTTGTTTTAAAGTATGTACAATTACGTGATACATACGCTCTCTAAACGCTTCAGCCTGTTGCCTAATAACAGGATCAGCGGTATCAGCAATACTTATAATTTTTGCAACAGCGTTAGCTGCGAGTTCTTCTGAAGTATGGCCCCTATTCTCAGTAGTTTGCACAGCAATCTCACCGGGAGTCATTTTTATTTCCATATCGAACATATTAGGCTACTTCCATCTTATACTGCCCTGAACGATAAGCATCTTCTCTCAGTTTGTTATTACCTAAAGTACCTAGCAATGTTAACGCTTCTAAATACATCTGTTGGTATAGCTGCACCATATCAGGCTCACCTTTCATAAAACGTATAGCCTCTACTAAAGCACCGTTTAATAACGCGCTATCAAAATCATCACCTAACCAAGAAGTACCAGCAGTAACAATAGAAGCAGGGTAGTATCCATAATGAAGTTCTACAGTAAAAGAAGCATTAGGCGTTGGGCCTATGATTAAAGACTCATCTGTAAAATAAGCGTAGTGTTTTGGAACCCCTGTAGTTGAAGGGTTAGGGTACGCCTCTCTTATAAAATTAACGTCTTTGTTTAGTAAGTATATATACTCACTAGAACTTTCTATAGCGAGAGAATAAGTCCAAAGAAAATCAGTGGGTAACGTAAGGTACTTATTACCACTAGCTATCGTACCTGTTTGATTTTTACGGAGCGCAGGAAATTGAACAGAGTTGTATATTTTCTGTTCAGCTTGTTGCGTAAACAACTCTAACTGAGCGTCTGTAAAAGTAGTCTCGCAAATATCCTGAATATTGGTTTTCAGGTTTGTGTAGTTCATCTACTACGCCATTGGCCCTCGTGCGTATAATCCTTTAGTAGCAGCACCTGTGCCACGTATCTTTACACCTTTAGACTTAGAAGCCTTCTTCTTAGCCTTCTTCTTTTTCACAGGTTCGTCTTGATATAACATAGGTTATCTCCCTAAGTTGTAGTAACAGTTACAGAACCAACACTTGCAGTTCCAACCAAATCGTTATCTGTTAAGCCAAACGGATCGTTCCCGTTACCTACGGGATACCAACCCCACTGCAAAGCTCGACTACTAGTTAAACTAGCAAAATCAGGTCTAGGATCTCTAATAGCTTGTGGGTCATCAACCGGAAACTCTCCTAACCGTAGTTGCGGTTGATCTGGATTCCAACATTCAGGGCAAGCCTTTATGTTAGTATCTCGTCCCTTCTCTATTAAATTCTTTAACTCCTTCAGTTTGTAGCGGAAACCGCAAACATCACATTCCGCTATCGCATTTTTAGCAGAAGCATACCTAGGCACTAGATAACTCCAATACGAGGATTCATATAAAAAGACGTTTTTTCTCTATCTTCCGTAGCTGCTAAAGCAAAAGACTCCTCGTAAACTGTTTTTAACATAGGTACCCTTTCCATCAATTCGGGTACTTTCAAAGCAATATTGTAGGCTAATCCTGCAACCAAACAAGGTAGAAATCTAAAGTTAACATCAGCAGTTTCTACCCCACTACCAGCGTCCTGTATACGTCGTATACGCCAGTATTTAAGTACATAAGTATCAGTCTTATCAGGCACAGGCCACAAATTAAGTACAGGTGCATCCCTACGCCTATCTATCCACATTTGAATAGGTCTTCCCTCAGATAATTTATTAGGAATAGACGAATACGTACTTACGTTAATCCTATTAATAGTTAGGTCTGACTGCGTATTAGCATTACCAGAATTAGTCCGTATAACATGCTCAAGTAAGTCGATAGTATCTGCATCAAGTGTGTATTGGGCAGTACCATCAACTAAATTGACACTACCCTCTTCTATCGTCCATAGGTTAATTCCACGGTTTTGCCACTCTATAGTGAGTAGATTCATAGACCTACGGGCTGTACGTAAGTCGTAACCAGAGCGCATTTCTCGCCCAGCACGTTCCCACGCTTCTTCAGCGATTTCAGTGAAATCCATGTTGAACGCGGTAGTGCCTGACGTAGCCATAATTACTTACCTTTCAAAAACGAAACAGCTTGTTTTACTAGCGTGTCCTTGGTTTTCCTACGATCTAGCTCAAGCCCATGCTTACGCATTTCTACCTCAAGCGCATCCTTACTCATACCTGTAAGCTCTTCCTTAGAAGGCACCTTACGTTTTGCCGTTTTTTTAGGTGCCGCTTTTTTGGGTGCCGCTTTTTTGGGTGTACTGGGTTGTATTTCCCCTAACTTAACTTCAGCTTGCGCTTTAGTCATAAGGTCAAACACAGTAGCCGTATACGTACCATCTGCATTTTTACTACCTATCTGGAAGACGGGTTCTCCAGTACTAGAAAAAACACCATTTTGGAACACTTCTAATTTGCTCATAATTACCTCATTTTAGCAGGGCGGAAACCTTTTTTAGCGATACCCACACCACGAACTTTTGGTTTTGATGCTTTCGCCTTTGTGGTCTTTTTAACAGCCCCACCTTTTTTCATATCTTTTCTACGAGTAAGTCCTCGTTCCCTATTGAGGTAATCCCGTAAAGATAATCCTGACTTCTCTAACTCTTCTTTGGTAACAGCAGCTTTTCGCTCACCTTTTTTGTCAATGAAAGTACGTTGCCCTTCCTTTTTTGCCGCCCCAACTGTTCGCTGTGGCCCTGACTTAGGTGGTTTAGGTGGGGTTTTAGGATCAGTAGGGCGTTTAGGTTTACGTGATGCCGTTACCTTTGTATCTGGCGTTTTTGTTTTTTGCGTTTTCACCCTAGGTGGTGGAGTGCTACCGGAACGATTCTTTTCCCCAGTAGGTATGCCTGTTGCTGTAGGTTTTGGTTTTTGTTCACTATCTAGTAGGTTTGCCGCCCCTCCGACTACACCTCCTGTGCCAACCACAGCACCCGCACCTGTACGTATTCTTCTCTTACCCCTAGCCATTTGAGCAGCTTCGTTTTCCGCTCTTCTTGCGGCTTGAGCAGCTTTTTTGTCTACTTGATTGAGAGGCATACGTCCACCTCCCGGCATTTTACTGCGCGGAATATCACGAGGTTTTGTAGGTACGTCCCCACCCATACCTGCTTTCTCTTCAGCTTTAGTAACTTTTCTTCTGTTCTTACCCGCTGCTAAAACTGCTTCACGACCATATTTTTTAGCCGCTTTCGTAAAACCATGACGGGCTAAATAGGCTAATATTGCTGGTAGTGCCATATTATTCTCCTACGAATAAAGTTTTTTTCCTGCGGGCGTTCATAACAGCACCGCAACCTTTGTGGTGTCTACGCTTTCTAGCGAGTCCACCTCCACTAAATTTAACTTCTGCGGCTTTAGTATTCTTCACCACAGTTTTACCTTTACTACCCGCCTTCTTCTTTTTCTTAGCAGTACTAGCTCTTTGTTTCTTACTTAGGCTTCTAGCTTTAGCTATGGGTAGGCATCGGTCAGGATTCTTCTTATCCTTAGAAGTACCACACTCACCTTTGATCTTCCCATCGGTACCTATACGTACCCACTTCTGATCACGCCATTTCTTTAGCTCACCCATTACTTCTTACCTTTAGACCCTTTAGCGTAATTAGGATCTTTACAGTATTTACTAGCTGCCATGTTTGCATAAGCAGAGGGGTAAGTATCAAACGTCCGTTTTGCCCAAGACTTACCTTTGGCACAAATCTTACCACCTTTCTTATAGTACCTACGCATAACTACCTCATTTTACAGGGACGAACACCTTTTATAGCGATACCCGCACCGCGAACTTTACCGCCTTTTTTGTAGCCTTTTGGCTTCTTCTTGCCACCGACAGCACCGCCTTTCATCATACCCATTGGCATCTTGCCACCAACAGCACCACCTTTCATCATACCCATTGGTCTTCTACCACCTCTGGCACCACCTTTAGCACCACCTTTGGTAGTCATACCACCACCATACAATTTGACTCCACGGCCTTTAAGAACATCGGCCTGTGTAACCTTACCGTCCTTGTTTAAATCAGGAAATTTACTACCCTTCTTTTTCATCATTATCCTCACTATACAAGTTGTTAAATACCCTAGCGGTATCCCATACGTACCCTACATCTTCCTTAGAATTGTAAGTATTCTGGTTTGGTTTGAAGTCTGGAGCACCTTCTCCTGTTTCAAACCACGCTGGGTGAGTCACTCGCACCCTGTTGTTAGGTAATGCGACTATATTACCAGTGTATTCACCAGCATCAAGAAGCTCTAACACATGGCTTTGTTTATGTTGTGCGGGATCATCTGCGACTTCACTGTCAGTGTAATCTACTGTGAAATAGTACTTTGCAGGGTAGAACTCACCGTCAACCTTAGCTATCCAAGGCGCAGGAGTGGCTCTGCTTATTTGATACACCGCATGATGGTGTGACATACAATCCCAAGGTTGTGCGGCCCATACAGGTAATTCAGTAGGCCACTCCTCTAAAGGTGTGTCCCCCACTAAAGCTGTTATAGGCATTCTAGCCCACATAGCTCCACCATGTACGTTAGGATCATCAGTGTCATATGACTCACAACCAGTAAATATAACCTGAAAACTAAGGCATCTGTTGGGCATACACGTTACTGCAACAACCATAGCGTGTAGAAACTCACCATGATACCGCTCATTGTTGACTGTGTACTCTCTACGAACCCACGCCTTAAAATAGGGTATATTCGATTGTAAGTACGCCACTCAACATCTCCACCTTTTACGTGCTTGACGTAACCTAGAATTAGGATCTTTAGCTGCTTTAGGAAACTTCTTCATTTGCCCTGCGGAACGAGCACAATAAGACTTACGTCTAGCTGCTCTTTTCCCTTTAGGCTTTTTCTCCGTAACAGCGGTCTGTAACTTACTACCGGGATTATTCCTACGGTACTTAGCTACACCTTTCTTGGTCATTCCAGCACCCGATTTAGTGGGGCGTTTATCCCCACTTTTAATCGACATACCTTTCATGCCCGTATCTTTACGGACGGTACCACCTTTCTTATAGTATGTACGCATAGTACTCTAAGAGAAAAATGTAGTCATGGCAGTAAGGTCTGTAACAGCGGTGAAAGTAACAAACCCACCGTCAACAAACAAAAGACCGTCATCTGGCACATCAGGGTAAGAATTAGTACTAGCCCCTGCTACCGTAGCAAACTGCATCTTTATCGTACCTGTGCCAGAACCTTCCCTAAACACAATGGTTGCTGCACCACTACCGTTTACTACGTATATACCTCGCAAACGACAACGTGCGACAGATATGACACCACAACAACTAGTACCAGAACCCGCACTAACATTACCCGCTGAAGAACCAGAAGTGGCTATCTGAGTCACTGTTTTGAAGAACTTAGTTCCCGTCGCAGTGCCAGAATCAGCCCCTGTAATTACTTCAGTTTGAGCGTCATTAGACTCATCAGTACCAGTAACAGTAAAAGTAATACCGGAATCGTCAGATGCGGAAAGTATGGTGACATTCCTAGGAGAATCCATAGTAACAGACCCCCCACTAGCTAATGCGCCACCAATGGTTAAGTTAGCAGCCCCACTAACACTAGCGGCTGTAGAAATACCATCTGGATCTGCGGCAGCAGCAGTTATAAAACTGGATGTTACATCACTACCTGAACCTTTTAAGGCCATAGTAATTTACCTCCAATTAAGACGCTACATCATAGCCGACAACTTCTATTAAAAACCGTCCAGCAGTGTAGGTCGCATCACCAGTGCCTTGACTGACCAAATACAAATACTGATCCGCTGCTATGTCTCCACCAGCAACCATAGTGCCAGCAGAAGCAGCACCAGCATTAATAATTTGTGTTTCAGTCAGATCACCAATAGCGGTATCGTTTACGCCAGTACCCTCTGTAGCAGAATACAGATCAATATCTGTACTACCACCAGCAGGAGTCTCTAAGCAAGTCATCGTTACACCAAAAACAGTGCCTTGGTTAGCGGTAGTTACTCGGCCTATGAATGCTACACCAGAGCCATCTTTACCTATGATGTCTCCAGCAGTTCCACCATCTTTCAATCCAGTTAGATCAATCATAATAGACGACTTAACTATGTTGACGTTGGTGCTGACATCGCTTTTTAGTCGGTTAACTTGCGTGACATATACAGCAGCAGTGCCTTCTATACCCGCACTACCTGTAGCTTCGGTTGCCCACTTATCCCCACTGGTAACTGTAATAGCACCAGTAGTGGCATTTTTGGAAACCATTTGGAACCCTTTCTCTGAACGAACAGGGCCGTTAAAAGTCGTAGTAGCCATTATTATCTCCTGTCTTGGCTAGTGTCAGTCCTAGGACTGTCAGGAATAAGTAGGGGGGTATGACCCCCCCTATATTATGCTCCGGGTGAACCGAAAATACCAAGCGGATCAGATACACCAAATGAGTATCTTTCTCTCGCCTTGTATCGACTATTACCCGTATCGAAGTCAGCATCCATAGACGTTGCCATCGGAGTTCGCACAAAGTGCTTCAGACCGTTAGGTACATCAGTCATCAAGAACCAAGCATCTGTATCAGTCAGATAATGGTTAACTGTGTATCCACCCGGAATCGCACCATTGCTACGAATCGCGTTGATGTCATTGTCTGCGGTACCTACTCTACCCTCTGTCTCCAACAATCGTGTTGCCACAAACTGTAGGTCAGAAGGAATAACGAGCTTAGTAGGTCTAGCAGCAATCAACAAACCACGCTCATCAGTCCAACCAGCAATTTGAATGATAGCGGCTTCAAGAGAAGTCTCATTCAAATCAGAGGCTGTAGCTGGGCGGTTTGAGTTCGTACCACCAGAGACTAGCGGGTGAGCAGTCGAACAAAGAGTTTGTCCGTCACCGTAAGTCGTACCTGCTGCGAAAGCGTTATTAAGGATAGCTGCACCCTTAACTTGCTTCGTGTAAGCCATAGCACGAGCCAATGCCTTCGTATAACGTGCAGACAGTGAGTCATACAAATTATCTTCTATAGCTTCCTCTGTCACAGAAAAGCCCATTGCAATGGTTTCGTGTGTATACCGAGCCGTGAAAGTCTCTTGGGCATTGTCATATTCGATGGCAGAGCCTTCGTCTTTAACAGGTGCCGCAGAAAAACCTGACAGCTTGGTTTCTTCTTCAAAAGAACGATCAGAAGATTCTGTTTCAAAAATCTCTGCATGTTCTTCGCCATATTTGGCGTACTCCAACCCGAACAAAGCGTTCAGTCCGGGCAGGAGTTCTTTCAGTAATTGGGCGCGTGAAATTGCCATTTTACGTTACTCCTATACTCCGGTCGCGTTATCGAATTGATGTCCAGCATTCCACTTCACATACGCTTCAGTGAATCCGCCAGAACTATTCTTGGTTTCCTCTACCAACGCTACAATGCGGAAAGGCAATGTATTTGTTGTTGCAGAGGTGTCAGAGATTGCACTCTTGGAATTACCAGTAACAGTGCTGCCAGTGTTGTCCACACCAGCTACGTTAGCACCAATATCAGTAATAGCAAGATCGCCAATCGTTTCGCCTGAAGATACAACCGCAGCCTTAAAAAGGATGTCGGTTCCATCAGCTACATAAGCCTTAATATCAGAGGCAGCGGTACTAGCAGGGAAATACTGCTTAAAAGTAACTTGCTCTGTATTAGGATCTGTAAAGGTACAACCTAAAAAGACACCGATTGGTGTCATGGCAGCATCGAACGTATCACGTTCAACAGTGCCTCCGGTAACTAGTTTTACTGCGTCCCCATAGAAAATGTTAGTTCCATAGCCACTAGCAATAGAATATTGCCGAGTAGTACCAACAAAAGGGACACCGCTTAACAGTTTTACCGGAACCAGCCCGTAAGGGGCATCAATAGTAGGATAAGCCATTGCTTATTCGCTCCTTATCTAAGTTCCATTACCGAAAGAAACCTTCGTCTTCCTATCATTAAATATAGGCATACGAGGATCACTTTCTCTCATAAGGTTGTTATCCACTGATTGCATCTGCGAGTTTGTTTGTGTCTCGTAATAATCATTACGTTCTTCAACTAACTCAACAGGAGCTTTACAAAGCAGCAAACCACCAATAACTACGTTGTCCTTGAACCTTTCTTGCTCAATGTCAACGAGAGTTATTTCAGGGTGATCTACAGCTTTCACTGGTTCCCAACCTTCTCGTAATTTAGAGGAAACGTTAGTAGCATCAATAGTCCCACGAGAACTTACACGTATCCAACGAAACGCATACCCTTCTTCAGGCTCTGGCGATGGAAGTGTTTCCGGTCGCTGCCAATGCCTTTTCCGAGTTGTTTTTTCTCGTGTTTCTAACTCTCGGTCTAACCGATTATCAGCCATTACTATTCCTCATATCTATTGCAACCTGTTTGGCGTACTGTGCGGGAGTCAACCCTAAACGTTTTGCCAGAACTAATTGTGTTTGCGTTAACCTAATTTTCTTAGGTGCTGTGCTCCGCGTAGCGGGGGCAACCACGTTGTCTGGTTTTGGTCTTCGAGTTTGCACCTCCTGTGCTTCTACTCCCCCGAACAATTCGGGGAATGTGTTTTGCATACGAGAATTTATTTTCTCGTAGTATTCATCGCTACTAACAGTAACATTTTCATTTTCTGTTAACTGTTTGTGTAACCCAAGGGCAAAAGCCGTTTCGGGTTCATAGTTTGGATTACCAAACCACGTGTTCTCATTTCTCCATGCTACCGCTTTAGGGTCAGGAGCAGCCTGAGTTGGCTGTTGTGTAGACGTAGTATCTGATACTTCTACAGGTTCTTCAAGCGAAGTTAAACGTTCGGCTTTTAATTTCGCATTAGTAAATCGTTCTTGAGCATTTAACAATGCCTCAGTGTCACCTGATTCGTGAGCTACCTTAAACGCTTCTTTAGCTTGTGAAAGCTCTCCTTCAACACTATGTTTAGCTTGTTCAAATAAAACTTGCTGGTTGCTACTAACAGTTTCTTGAAGTGCTTTTTTCTCTTCCAATATACCTTGGAGTGCTCTTTCAAGCTCGTCACGCTCTCTTTCAGCCGTTTCTTTAGCTCTACGCTCATCGTGGTAGCCTTTGCTGAAATGTCTAATGCGTTTTTGCACCTTAGCATTATAGGTTCCAAGTTCTTCTTCAGTGATGTCTTCAGGCGGTTCAGACGGGGTACGACCCCTGTCGGCTTCTGGGGTGTCATCTACAACCTCTATTTCTGGTTCTATTTCTACTTCGGTTTCTTGTTCTTTTACTTGAGTCTCTGTTCCACCAGATAAATCCACCTCTATCTCGCTAGAAGGTTCTATTTCAATCTCCGTGGTAACTTCATTGTCCTCATCGTGAGGAAACTCATATTCTACTTTTTGAAATGGCATGATGACTCCTTACGCTCTAGTTATGCCAGAAGGATCAGGAACGACAGCTTCTATAGAATCATCGTTCATAAGACGGTACTCAGTACCACCTATCTTAAATCTTGTACCTGAATTAGCACGAAACATAACGTAATCACCTTGTTTACACCAAGCACCTGTGGGGAAACGATCTTTATCAGAATACGCTTGATCTCCCATGTCTACTACTAATCCAATAATAGACATAATATGCTCTTCGTGCATTGTCCTTGAGGACTTTACAAGGTCACTATCGTCATATGTCTCCTTAATATGTGGGAGGGCTACAAGCACTCGATACCCTGCGGGTAAAGGGAGCAACTCTTCCAGTTGTTCATCAGTCAAGATTTCAGCTTCACTCATCGTCATCTTCCATGTAATTGCGCGAGAGGTCTTTTACAGTGCGTATACAGGTGTCCAGACCTCGAATGTAACCTGTAGTCTCTTTGTACTGGGAGAAATCTTTTGCTCCCCCAGACGCAAGGGATTCTATAGCAGAGTGCTTATCTTCTTCAAACTTTTTAACAAGTACTTGAAATATGGTATCTGCCATTATTCTTTATTACCTTCTTGTAAAATTCGCATAATGTCCATATCGGTAGCAATTTTTGCTTGTTCAGTATCTAAAGCTAATTTTACTCCTGCTTTTCTAGCTTCTAACTCTAACTCTTTCTCATCCAACTGAAGTTCTTTTGCTTCTGACAATGCGTCTATAACATCTTTCTGCTCTTTGCGCTTTTGTTCCGCTACTTTCAACTGTATCTCTGCAGCGTCTTTTTGACCTTTTTGCTGCAATTCTTGCGCTTTCATAGCGAGTTCTTGCTGTTGTATCTGGATTACAGGGTCTTGCGCTTTCTGCATGGCTTGCTGCTGTGCAGCCTGTTGCTGATGTTTCTGGGTTAGCTGCTGTCCTGCTTGGGCAACCAACCTAGCTAGAGGTACTTCAACCTCTTTCGGTAGCTCATCGTTGGGTGCAGGTAACGGTGCTCCCAACTGTTCTTCGATCTGCTGCCTGTATAAGAACCCGTAGTGCTCCATCATATGAGCCTGAAGTCCTGACATAATACGCTGTGCCGTAGGACTGTTACCTAAAGCCTGTATGATCATGGGATCGCGCATAAAGGTTTCGTGCGCTGTAATGTGAGCCGCGTGATCCTGATAGATAAACGCTTTGAGGGGCTTATTCATCAACGCATTCATGTTCTCACTGATAGGATCTACCGGCTCTGCATCATCAAGAGTTGGTACAAGCTTGTCGGCGTTCTTTATACCTAACACCTCGATCATCTGCCTGTGTAGCTGTGGCAGGTTGTATATCTGCGGTGCTTGCTGTGCCATCTGCAAAACTGCCTGATACTGCACTACCCGCTGGGCCATTGTGGAGCTATTCGGATCGCTGACAGGTATGACATCTACCATGTCATAGTCCATCTGCCTTGCACTCATTTCTCCACGGTTGGGTTGGTACCCATACTCAGCAGGAGCATATGCAGCCATGATAGCCTTGAGAAGCTTAAACTCTTGCTTCATAGCGTAGTGAACACGGGCTTGCACTGCAGCCATAGGCTTTAGAGTACGTTCTAGCAAGGCCAAGGTAGTACCTACAGGTGCATTAGCCGACATATCAGAGATGTTCATGTCACTAATAGCACCGAGCCTGCGGCCTTCTTGCGTTATTGTCTCCAAAAGCTTCATTAACGTCTGACTAGGCTCCTTGTAGGGGAGTGTCATAATATTATCTTTGATGCTGCCAGACGGTACGTCTACGTCTTTGAACTCTCCCGGTTCTATCGGCGTATCGTCCCCTGCTATGCGTAGCCCACGAGACTTTAGACCACCGGGAAGGTTAGATAGTGTCCCTGCGTCTACAAGCTGTCGTATGAGGGACGTACCTGCTTTAGCGTACCCCCCTACGATATGTATCAACCCAAGGCCGTAGAAGCCAAATCCCGGTACATACACGTAATGTACGAAGTGTTGCCGCTTTAATTGGAGAGGATCTTCCTCATTCCAGTTCCTACGTATGGCTAATACCTTGTTCGTACCCCTTTCTATAGTAACTACGTAAGGTTTAGCTAAATCTTCTTCGTCATCTATCCCTTCTATGTTAGTTGTGACATGAATCTCGTAAATAGCGTAACGATCATCGTCTGTCAGCGAAAATCCATCGTCTTTCGCCTTCTGTTCTTCAATATCGTTGTGATATGCGCGAGGAGCACCCAATTCTTCGTCTTTGTAGAACCCATTGGCCTGTAATCGCTGTAATTCGTTCTTAGTTTTACGCATAACATGGGTTACACGCTCTGCAGTCTCTATATTAGACGCACCGTAAGGCACAATAACGTCTTCAGCGGGTATATAAACTGCAACTTGTCGCCCTAAATTAGGATCATAGTAGACTTTTTTGAACGCAGACCCTGATAAACCAAGGCTATACAACAATCTTTCGTGTTCTGACCGATATTCAACCATTTTTTCGGTCAATTCGTAGTTCATGTCAGCCCGAACACGGTCAGCGGCCTCCATTTTCTCCTTAGTCTCTTCCCCGATAACCTTAGTTCGTACTGGGCCAGCAGCGGGGAAGGTTTCACTCATAGATTCAGCTTGGAAACGAATAGCTGATTCGGCTAAAACGTTAGAATATACGCCGCAAGCACCTTCCCAAGGCTCAGATCGCTCTTCGATATTGAACCCAAGCACCTTCAGACCCTTTACATAAGTCTCTGCCCACTCTTTTCGAGCATCAATGTCGGACTCCACAGCTTCAAGAAGGTCGTCAGCTAATATAGATAGCTGATCATCCTCTAAAAACTCCGCTAAATTAGCGTCAAAGCTGGTCATATTGCCTACATTAGCGTCAGGTATAAGGGTTATCTCCATAGACCCGTCATCCAGTACCACCATTTCTGGATCAACAATTTCTATCTCTAACCCTTCCTCAGACTCAGCAGCTTCTTCCATACCTTCTGGTGCTGCGTATAACCCTTTTTCAATAGCCATTAACTATTCCTCATAGCTTTTTTCAATCTATCTAACCAACTTGGCTCTTCACGTTCCGATCTATCTAAAAAGCTAGGTTCTTCTATGTTGGTTTTGTAAAAGTTACTTCTTCTAAAATCATCTACTGTCATTCTATCTTTAAACGGTGCATCTTCTTCTACTCTCGCTGCTCTACGCCTACCAGTTGAAACAATATTTTGTATGAGCGGTATATTTAATAAAGTCTTAACACTTTGAGATAACTCTTCGAGCGTAGAATCTGCCCCTATTGCATAATAAATGGTTTTTGCTTTATCTCTATCAGTTTTGCTTACTAAACGATTGCTATGTATTGCATCACTAAGTAGCTCTACTGACGCTAGTAATTCTTTTTTATTTTTAGACCCCATAAGATCTTGAAATCTGTTCATTATTTCGCTTGTCCCGAACATTCGGTCTTTATCTATACCTTCAATACCTTGCCTATGTCTGTACTCATGGGCTTGTATACGAGGATTAGCGTTTTCTACACCAAAAACATTAACAGTGTCTGGGTCTAAAGGAAAATCAACGATTTCATAACCTACTTGCATTGCCTTGGTTCGTCCCTCTGGCGCATTTTTAGGAACGTAAATTCCCTTCGTAGGCCACGAACCACCTCTAAAAGTATGTAGTCTAAATCTACTTGGGTCTACAAGATCAGCCTCTTCTGGCATACGCGCTTGTACCTCTGATTGAAACCGAATATCTCCCATCTGCATGGAGGCAAGAAACTCCCTCTGCTGCTGGGGAGACAGCCCAGAAGCGTAGTTACGTAACGAACGGCGACTAGAAGGAGATACCCGCGCTAAATAATTTTCAAGCTCCGGTTCTAATGCTGTTATACCTTTTTCTTTACCAGAAGCACTAGCCATTAATAATATCCGCCTCGTTTCTGTTTGAAGTAGCGCATTTCTTCCGGTTCATCTGTCGGTAGACGAATGAAGCCCCCCTGTCGGAACCGCATAAGTGCCATAACGGTACTATCCACGAGGTCATCATGGCTCATAAACGGGAACCCTGCAATCTCTTCTATGACCTCTTCAGCCCATCGTGTTGCAGGCATCCATACCATACCGGATGCTACGATATCTGCAACTGAGTTTAATCTTGCTAGTTTATCACCAGATCCCCTATGAGGTGTATATTCTTGTACTGGTAGTCCCATACGCCGCATCTCCTGATACAACGCTGTACCTGCACTCTTCTTCTCCACAATAAACGCATCAGGTTCCCAGTCCCTGTACTCGTCCATCGCCAAGTCCTTTAGCTCTGGAAACTCCAGCCGCTGCTTAATACTGTTAAGCAGAATAATATGGTAGGCGTTCTCGTCCTCGTTCATAAACACCCCCCACGTGGTCAGCGCGGTATAGTCAGCGCGATTGTGGGTTTCTGCCGCTGCGTCCAGTGACATGATAATGTACTCACACATAGGTGGATTCTCATTCCCCCATGACTGCCACCACTCACGTTTAATAAGTGCAGCTTCTTCTGCGGTAGGTTCCTGCTGGTACTGGGCGTTCCACTGGAATGTCGGCATAGATGCCTTCGTCCGTAGAAGCGCGTTCAAGTCAAAGAACTGAGGCCACAGGGGTTTTTGTACAGGTTTACCTTTCTTATCTGTCAAATCCAGTATCGCTGGGAACTCCACAATCTCATACTGGTCAGATAGGTCATTATTCACCATGTCCCGTGTCACACGCCCTGTCAGGTCATCCATGTGCCAACGGGTCTGTATAATGGCGACACGACCTCCGGGCATCAAACGGGTACGAGCACCAAAGGTAAACCACTCGTAGGCTTTCTCAAATACCTCAAAGTTACCGTTAATCACATCCTGCTCAGAGTGAGGGTCATCTACCAACAGTAGATCCGCACCCCTACCAGCGATAGAGGAGCCTATACCACAGGCATAGTACTCACCGCCCATACTGGTGTTCCAACGTCCAGCCGATTTGGAATCAGCGGATAACGCCACAGTAGGGAATATAGACCGATACTCATCAGTCGCAATGAGGTTACGTACCTTTCTACCAAAGTCTACAGCCAGATCCGTAGTGTGCGACACCATCATCACTTTTTTATTAGGGTTCCGCCCCAGAAACCACGCTGGGAAGTAAATAGATACTAATTGTGATTTTCCGTGGCGGGGCGGAATATTGACGCAAATCCTGTCTTTGTTTCCTTGCTCTATATCCATGAGCATACGTGCTAATATACGGTGGTGTTTACCCACAATATAATCGGGTTGCATACGTTTACAGAACTCGATCAGGTCATTAAACGCAAGCTCATTCTGCTGCCTAGATGATAATTCATCAATAATACGGTCAATCTCAGCAACTTCTTCAGGAGAGAACGAATCCAAATTATCGAGCATCTGCTGTATCTCTTCTTCAGAGAAATCTAACGCAGCATCAGTCATCGTATTCTTCGTCTTCGTCGTTTATGCCAAGTTCTTCATCCACATCTATATCAAGAACTACGGCATCTTCCACATCTTCTACAACCTCACCCGCTACAAGCTTCTCCAGCTTGCCTTTCAATTTAGTACGTAGGTCATCTGTGGACTGATGTGTAATAGTTATTTCTGACTTTTCGGAGAATAATCCAACGTCAGATATCTTACCAAGTAACTCCAACGCTCTCATACGTATGCGTGGATCATCATTGTCAGATTCTATCAACAGCTTGTTGGTAACTAGGTTGCGTATATGCACAGAACTCTCTACAACAGACTGCCCGAACTCCTTTAGTATGGCATCAGTCAGCAATAAAGAGGCGGGTGTTAACGTAGCGGCTCGCTTTGATGTCACCTTTTTAGACGTATTTTCAGGGTCTTCGGCGTAAGCGGCTACTAACTTAGCGGCATTATCCTGATCTTCTTTGGTAGGTTCTACCTCTAGCCCATGCTCCGCCAAATCCATAACGGTATTAGCTGCGGCATCCGCCCTGTCCTTTAAGTCCAGAATAGGCTCAGATTCGGGGATTTCCACCCCTACCTCGGGTTTGACATGTAATGTCATCAAATGTTCGCAGGCGTAACCGTAATTCGGTTTATACATGAAAAAAATTTTTTTACAAGGGGGGACTTAAAAAGACAAGGGGGGTGCGCCTCAGAAAGGGGGTGGGTAGCTGGAACTCAAAATTTTGATGGTCGTTCGTGGGAATTAGTAATACATACGCGGTACATGGAACCAGATGCGGATAAGGGGTGTAGGGGTGCGTATATGTAGCTATCTATGGCTATTGGCGGCTATTAGTGGTTAAATAGAATCATGTCGCGGCAACGTGACAGCGCGTAACCACCACACCTGTGGTAGTTACTTAATCTAACTTATCGGAGACAGTTATGTCTAAAGGTAAAAAGGTCATTGCTTCCAGACCTACTAAAGGGAAGCGTTATGATGCACAGGAACGTGAGACTCTCGCGAGTCAAATTGATACTTGTGTTAAGACCGACGTAGGTAATGCAAAGAACATTGCCGAGGCGGTCAAGGATATGGATGTGCTAAGTCTTATCGGGCCGGATGAGACTAACCCAAATAAGCTTTTTGGTTACAAGCCATCGCAGATCCGCCACACTGCAGATACCTACAGGGCTGTACGTTGTTCAATGAAACTGTCGATTCTAGAACACTCTGGAAAGTATGAACGGACCAGAGAACTACTAGAAGAAGTGGTTAAGTTTTTCAACACGTCGGGCAAGAAAAACCCGTGCAGTCAGATGCTGGTAGCGAAAACCGAAGGTAATGTTATCAAACAGGAATTGCATGATAATGCCACCGAGGGATTCGTTGAGGTCTGGAACCGTAGCAGCAATCTACAGATAACTCTGGCAGAGTTAAAAAAAGATTATGGTGATTTACAAAAGCACGCTGATACGAAAATTGGCAGATGGGCCGAACTAGTGGCGAAACGTACTACCATACTGGAAGATCAGGATGTGCATACTACGTTACAAGGTCAGCCTGTAACTCTTACAGGGCAACGTGTAGAAACCTACGCTGACCCGATCTGCAGGGCATACTTTGAAGCCATCGAGGCCGACAAGGTAAAAGAGGCCGAACGCAGACGCAAGCTTACTGACAAGCAAAAAGGTTTAGATTCTATAAAATCTGAGATCGAGAAGATCGATACTATTATTGATCAGCTTGACGGTGGTAAGCCTGCCATTGGCAAATGGACAGACGACAGTTCGATTGCCATATGTGATGCATGGCGAGGTGTTAAGTTTGCTCTTCAGATCGTGGAAGAATCCATGAAAGAAGGTAAGACAGTAACAGCCGCCCAGATGAAAAAGTCTAAGTAGTCTGGCAATTAAAAAGGGAGTCACTTCGGTGGTTCCCTTTTTTTTGGCCCAAAAGAAACC